CTTCTTCTAATGGTGGTCTTGGGATTTTATCAGGAACCAGTGCAGGAAGCTCAACTAATTCATATACAATTAAAGATGTTACAATTAAAGAAGTGCCTAATCACGATTTATTTGTTCATAATCAAATTTTACGCATCAGTGATGGTAATTTTCTTTCCAGTAATAATCCTAAATGGTATGGCCATATTAAAAGAAATGTATTTGGTCAATCTTTTATTTATACAGATGCGTATAAATTTAGAAAACCACCAATGGCTGTAGCGGTCAATGAATGGAAAGCAGAATCGACTGCATTAACTGCTCCAACAGTTGTTCCTATGACTTATGTATTTGATCAGCAAGATGCAATTAATGCTGCAAATAAAGTAGGTATTTATGTCAATAATACAAATGACTCAGGAAATGATTTAATTGGTTCTCTCGCAACCAGTACATTTAATGCAAAAGATAAATATACCGTGACATTTTTATATGATTATATTCAAGAAAGTGAATTAGGAAGAGATGCAAATGGAGATATTGGTGTATTTTCTCAAAATCCTGTACACACATCAAGATGTCCTGGATTACAATTAGTGCTTTATACGGGTACAGATCTTGCAAGTTGGAATAAACGTATTACAGGTATTAATTTATATTGGCAACCTGCGGATGATGTAGATTGGTATCTTATTAGTACTTACGATGTAGACAAAGGTTTTTCTGAGGACCCTAGAGCAAAAGATACAGCATCTACAGTCAATATTAGAGGTGGAATTAATTCATATACAAATAGTGGATTTTGGATTCCTTGTTTAGAGCCTTATACTCCGCATACAGATAATCAAAATACGATTCAATATACAAATTCTACTGCTTCTGTTATTTCTTCTGATACAGGTAGTTGGTCATCTGGGTTTTCATCTAATAAAATTATTGCAGTAACTGCTTCAGCTTCAGGTGGCACAGCTACATTAGCAGAAGTAGCTGCAAAGCTAGAAATAGCTACTGCTTATGTGGCCTCTATTAAAACGGTGAGTAGCGCACTACTCACTACTGGATATAGCTCAACCACTGTTCAATGGGGAGGTTGGTTAGGTGCAGGATATGTTTCTGATGAATCTGCAGATGTGTATGATGGATTCAAAGCATATGCTTTTACTATGTCTACTGATAAAGTAGCTACATGGTATATTCCAAATGATGGATTAAAATTAGCTACTTACAATTCTTTAACGGGAAGAGCGGCTGAAACTCGTTTAAAAACAATAGGTTGGGGAACATCAGCCGTTGTAGGCAATAAAGCATTTTATGCGAACATAGATTTTGAAGATGAAAATGAACAAACATTGCGAGAAAAAAATCGTATTGTATTTACAGATAATTTTAAGTTAGATGAGGCAGTTGTTGGTACAAAATATGTTGATGTAGGTAAAAATGATGGGGATGAAATTGTTGCACTAGAGTCTGCTCAGGGAAGATTATATGTATTAAAAAGTAGAAATATTTATATTTATAGGATTCGTAGCGCACAATCTGTTAATTTTACATTAGAAAGGCATATTCCTAGTGTTGGTACTATGCACAAACATGCTGTAACAGAAACACCTTATGGGTTATGTGTTGCTGATAAAAAACAGATTAGTTTATTGTCTGGTACAGAATTGTCAGAATTGTCTTTATTAATTCGTGATACATATCAAGCACTTACATTTAATCCTGGTAATGGAGATGTAAGTTTAGGATATGATGGTAGACATAATATGTTAATAGCCAATATTGGTACTGTTATGTATGGTTATAATTTTGATACACAGTCTTGGGCTAAACTTTCTAGTGATGTCGATACATTACAAAGTAATATGATTTTAAATGATAATCAGAATGTGCAGGTATTTGATACTACGAGTAAGAGAGTAGAAAATATTATGTCAGGCGCACAGGGTGGGGATAGTCCAACATTATTACTAAAAACAAAAAGATTTGATTTTGGTTTGCCTGATCAATTTAAAAGATTTACAAAACTACATGTTACCTATTTATCATCTAGTGTTCCTTATTTTAAGGTGTATATTGATGGTAATTCTACTTCAGAGGGTCAAATTGGTATGGCAGCTCACAGTACGTTGACAACATACTCTGCGGTTGTTAATGAGTTAGGTAAAACAATTGAAATAGAAGTTTATGGTTCAGCATCAAACTTTCGTATAGATGGTATTGATATTGATTATGACATTGAAGGGAACAATCCATAATGGAAGAAACAATAGAATCATTAACAGATATTAAACAAAATAAGATTTTTGATTTAAAGCAAGGTTTTTTTAGTCCTGCGGAAGGTCAAGACAATGATATGGGATTATGTACAAACAATGGAAAGTTTTATTTTGCAGTAAAATTTAATGCAGAATGGCACTTTACAGAAATTAAACAAGCAAAGGATTTATAATGGGTAGATATACAGTAAAAAAATCGGAACCTAAACAAACTATACAGGTTATTGATAATGAAACAGGCTTTGTAATCAATGAATGGACTTATGCTAGATTTAAGGGTCAAGGTGTTACAAGAGCAAGAAGGCTTCAAAATGCTTATGAAAGTGCAAATAATTATGTAAAACAAATAGAAAATAAACAAGCCTTAGCAGGAGACCGTGCAACGTATGACCCTCGTACTGGATTATATACAACACCAGATGGTACATCATATTCAAGTATAGAAAGGCTAGAGCAAGGTTTAGATGAATTACAAGCAGAGCAAGATCTTGCTGAAGCTAAAAAAGAATCTCAACAATCATTAAGTGATTTAAAGGGGTTAATTACTGCTTCAGGGAGACAGCAAAAAAAGATGGCTGAAAATATAGGCGCAAGACAGCAAGGTCAACTTCTTAGTCAGTTACAAAGAGCTGTGTTAGGGACTGGTGGAGAGGCAGCATCATTAAGCCCAACAATACAAAATATTCAAGAGGCTAGTGAGCGTTCTTTACAAGATAGGTTATCAGGAATTGATCTCTCTACCACTCAAGCACTCACACAAGTACCAAAATTAAATTTACAAAATATTACAGATATGGCTACATTAGGTCAAAGGCAACAATCTATTTCAGATGCAATGACTCAGTTCCTTATTGACGATGAAAGACAAAAAGCGACTTTACAAGCTCAACTTGATGCAGAACCAGAATGGTGGGAAAGTGTACTAGGAGGAGCAGGTCAAGCAGCAGGTCAAGCAGGAGGCGCAGTTGCAGCATCTAAATTATTAGCAGCTAGTGATATGAAAGTTAAAGAAAACATTAGCGAGGTAGGTAAGTTACACAACGGATTACCTGTGTATATCTATAACTATATTGGTGACAATACTCCTCAGATTGGCGTTATGGCTCAAGATGTAGAAAAAGTAAATAAAGATGCAGTGGTTACTGTGGATGGTATTAAACATGTTTTTTACAGAAAGGCAGTTCAATAATGGCATTTAAATTTAAAACAAAGAAAAGACCGACTGCACTTGAATCTTTTGCAGGTGGATTCGCTCAAGGTGTCTTCTCTGGTATTAATCAAGCAGCACAACTTAGTTTACAAGATAGATTAAATCAACAAAAAGAATTTAAAGATTTTCGTAAAGACTTTTCTCAATCTATTAATTATATTGATGTAAGTGATGAAGATAGAAAAATATTAAGAGATGCTCAATCTATGATGTTAATGGGTACATTAAAGAATAAAAATGAAGTTGTTGCTCACTTAAATGCTAAATCTCCTAACTTAGGTTTTAAGATAACTGGAGCATCTATACCAGAAATTAAAGGCAGTGCGCTGAGTGGTTATAGTGCAATACAGTTTAGAGAAGGTAAACCTGTTGTTACAGAAATTACAGATCCAGTCACAACAATAGATCAAGGTGTAACTCCTGCTGAAGCAAGAGAAGTAAAATTAGCTACAGATAAAGTTAAAGATATATCAAGTAGAGTGAAGCAGTTAGAAGACAAGAAATACAATGCTAGTATAACAGACTTTGTAGAATTTACAGAAGATGATCAAAAAGCTCTTGATAACGCAAAATCAATTTTACAAACTGCTACGAGTGAGTTAGATACAATTAGAACTAGAGTATTGACAGGTACTGCTGTAGATACTGTAGAAGATGTAGATCCGTATAGCGAATATCTTAGGTAATAGCAAGTATGTCTCAAAGATTCTTTGTAGGAAATAAAAAATATGATATACCAGATGATGTAAGGGATGCTTTTCTTAAGGATAATCCTAATGCTATTCCTGGTATTGAATATGATGTAGATGGTAAGAAATACTCTATACCTGCTTCTATAAAGGATTCATTTATTCAAAAATATCCTAATGCTGTACTTGATGGACAGCCAAAGATGAAACTTCCTGAACCACCAAAACCAAGAGAAATAGGTGAAGTATTAGAAAAAAGACCTGAAGCTGTTACTGCTCAACCTATTTCTGTAGCAGAAGCAGCAAAGATGCCTGTAGAAGTAGACCCACAAGCTGAGGCAATAGCAAAGGGCGCAGCTCCCGAACCTATATTTTCTACAGACCCAAGAGATAAAATATATAGATTTAGAGCTAATTTAATTAGAGAAACATTCGCAGGTTATCCTGAAATGGGATTAGATGAACCTCAAACTCTTGGTGAGACCCTTTCAGATGTAGCAGGTGCAATTGGTGGAACTATACTTTCTTTAGGTGCAACTGGGGCAGGTGCATCAAAAGTAATTCATTACACAGGAAAGAAACTTCCCAGAGTTGCTGAATGGGTTAATAGAACATTAGCAGGTAATAAAACAGCAAAGAAACTTGCATTTAACTCTGCAAGAGATTTGTTATCATTTAATGTACATGGTCAAGTCTATAATAGACCCGATATAAAAACATTAGAAGATAGACTCAATTTAGCAATGGAAAATTCTATTACTGCTTTAGCATTTAGTGGAGCAGGTGCATTGAGTCACATTCCTAAGTATGGAAAAAAGTTAGGTACAACAGCAGTAGGTATTCTTGGTTGGGAGATGGGTGGAGACACATTTGAAGAAAAAGCAATCAACTCTATTGCACTTATGGGATTACATAGTTTATTTAATCCTACTCCAAACAGAAAAGGATTTAGAGGTAGCACAGAAGATTTACTGACAGAAATATATCCTAATCTTTCTAAAAAGGAAGCACAACGCATTTCTAAACAAATGCAGTTTAATATTTTAAGTGCAAAAGAAAAGATACCAAAGAGCTTGCAAGAAAAGCCTTTATTATTATTACCAGAGAAAGCTGAATCTATTAGGCTTGCTAGACCTGTAGGTCAGCCATATGACCCTAGAGTTATGCCTTTTGGTGATCCAATGAAATTACCCCCTGCGAGAACAACTACAGGATTTGAAAGGGG